AGGAATACATCACAGAAAGCCTTAAAAGTAAGGAGCTTGGATTGACATGATTAAGAAGGATTTATTCACATTCAATGGCGAGACATCTTCAGATCATGGTCTGATGCTCGAACAGGCAGATATCTTCCCGGCGCCCGTCAGGAAGAGAACAGTCCTCACCATTCCCGGAAGAAGCGAAAAGGTCATCCAGGACGGCGGATGCTGGGAGAACGTCTCACTGAAGTACACAGTCTCGTTGAGGCGCGATCTCCCGGAACGCTGGATGGATGTTCTGACATGGCTCTCAATGCCTGAAGGTTACTGCAGACTTGAAAACTCCATTCAACCTGAACACTTCAGGCTCGCATATTACGAGGGCGGAATTGACGTTAAGCAGCTCCGCACCTTCAAAGCGGCCAGAACGAACATCACGTTCAAGGCACGTGCAGAGCTCTTCCTGAAGGATGGCGAGATCCCCACCACTATCACAAGAGGTTCAGCTTCAAGCGTGACATCTTCCCTCCTGAACCCGACCGCGTATGAAGCAATGCCTCTCATTAAGGTCATGGGTACCGGCTCCGGTACCCTGACCATTCAGGGACAGACAATGAACATCACTGACCTCGTTGACTATGTCTACATAGACAGTGAACAGCAGGATGTTTACCGTCTGCCTTCAGAAAACAGAAACTCTCTGGCAAGCGGAGTATTCCCCAAGCTCCTGCCCGGTGATAACAGCATCACGATATCAGGCTTCACGAGCGTGGAGATCATTCCGAGATTCTATACACTTTAAGAGGAAAATAACATGGCATATCCCATCCTTTACGCGTCAATAGTACCCGGCACGGTCCCTTCAGACTATGGTCTGGGCGTATTGGCTCCGATCAGCTGCACAGTTGAGGAAACGCGCAACGGTACATACGAACTCGAGATGGTATATCCGGCAAACGGGATCCACGCCTCCGAGATAGCAACAAGACGTCTGTTGAAGGCCAAGCCGAACTTCACGGACGATCCTCAGCTCTTTAGGATCTACAAGGTGGGAAAGACACTTGCAGGACAGTTCACCGTAAAAGCACGTCATATCTCTTACGGATTGAATGACCTGTCTATCACTTCCGGTACTGCAGCAAACATCATACTGGCTATGCAGCTCCTGCAGGCATCCGCTCCCGGATATACATTCACTACTGATAAGAGCAACGCAGGAAACTTCAAGATCACGGAACCGTCTTCTGTTAGGTCATGGCTTGCCGGGAAGGAAGGTTCCATTCTTGATGTTTACGGTACCGGAGAATATCACTTTGACAACTTCAATGTTGAGCTGAAGCTACACAGAGGCGTTACCACACCGAGAACGACTATCAGATACGGAAAAAACCTCATGCAGCTGTCACAGGAGCTCTCCTCAGAAAACCTCGCAACATCTGTCCAGGCATACTATAAAGGAACCGACGGATCCGTTGTTCTGGGTACCGAGATCTCAACAGGTCTTACACTTGATGCTCCTGTCAAGAAGCTCCTTGACTGCTCAAGTGAGTTCCAGGAAGCTCCGTCAGTTGCAGACCTTGATTCTATCACCACGACATATATCAGCAACAACGAACTGACGGTACCTACAAATAACATCACGCTGGACTTCGCACAGATCGGACAGCTGAAAGACCGCGTGGATCTCTGTGACATGGTAAATATCTACTATGAAGCATACGGCATCACAGTGAGCGCCAAGTGTATCAGAACCAAGTGGGACTGCATCGAGGAGCGCTACATTGAGACAGAGTTCGGAGATGCAAAGTCTGGACTGTCTGACGTTCTTTCAAACGGACAGGCTGAGATCAAGAAAGAGATATCACAGAGCTACAAGGAAGCAAAGGCCTACACTGATGCTGTCAAGGAAACTCTGGACGAGGATATTGAAGATCTTCAGAACCAAATCGACGGAAATATCACGACCTGGTATTACGACTACGCTCCTGCACTCGACAACGAGCCTGCAAGTGAGTGGACTACAGACGAAGAAAAAGAAAAGCACGCAGGCGACCTGTTCTTTGATAACACGACACAGTTCTGTTACAGATGGACATATGAGGACGATGCGTGGACTTGGGCTCTTATCCAGGACACGGGCATCGCTGAAGCTCTTGCAGCTGCACAGGCAGCACAGGACACGGCTGACCATAAGAGACGAGTATTTATATCAACACCTATTCCGCCGTATGACGTCGGCGACCTCTGGACAGATCAGGATAACCTTTATTACTGCCACACGGCCAAGGCTGAAGGAGAAAACTTCGAAAGCTCTGACTGGGGACTGGCAGTTGATAAGGTCACTGCATCTGTTATGGAAGCAGCCATCAGGAACGCCACTGAGCTCATAACGGGCAACCTCGGAGGATATGTCATCCTTCACGACTCAAACGGCGACGGACAGCCTGATGAACTTCTCATCATGGACACTGATGATATACAGACTGCGACACGCGTCTGGAGATGGAACCAGAACGGCCTCGGCTACTCAAATCAGGGATATGATCCCGCGAGCTTCGAGATTGCCATCACCTCACAGGGCGAGATCGTGGCCGACTTCATTACGACCGGAACACTCTCGGCAGACCTTATCAAGGGTGGCATCCTGCAGCTCGGCTCCAACCTGAACCAGAACGGAACTCTTCAGGTCTATGACGAAGCGAACTCATTGATCGCGCAGCTGGATAACAACGGCCTGAGGATGTTCGGCGTAGACGGTTTCTACATCGTAGTAAATACGACAGACGGCTTTGCCGGATATGATGCACAGAATAACAGACTGTTCTGGGTAAACGAGGACGAGTTCCATCAGAAGAAGTCCGTAATAGAAGAAGAGATAACACTTTGTAACAAGCTGAGATTCGTACCTATTGAGGTCTACGATTCCAACAACAACCTTGTCAATGACGGCATCGGCTTGGTAAGCGTGGTATAAGGAGGAAAAGAAAATGGCAACAAGCCCGTATTTCTCTACATCTAACCAGTATATCAAGTACGATATCCATGTAGACGAGATCTCTACGGACATAACGAATAATACTTCGTATATCCATGTCTGGGTAATAGCCTGGAGAACGAACACCGGATATACGACATACGGATCCGGTACCTGTTACTGCACAGTAAACGGTACAAGCTACTCGCAGAGCATCGGACCGTCACAGAAGATCGAATATGAGAGTGATACAGTCCTTTTTGACAAATATCTCACGATTTCTCATGATTCTGACGGTAAAAAGAGCATTTATGTAGATGCGAAGATCTCGCACGACAGATTCAGTTCATCCTACAACGGATTTACTGTAACGCTGACGAACATTCCGAGAAAAGCGACCATCACGAACGCTCCGGACTTCAACGACACGTCAAACCCGACCATCACTTATTCAAACCCTGCAGGATCCGCAGCAACTACTCTGCAGGCCTGCATCAGTTTGGATGGTACCACTGCAAACGTACCTTACAGGGATATTTCCAAGACCGGCACGAGTTATACGTTCAACCTGACTTCCACGGAGCGCAACACGCTTCTGGCAGCAACACCGAACAGCAGCTCCATGACGGTCTACTTCATTGTTAAGACAATTCTCGGAGGTACGACATATACTTCGAGCGTGGCCAAGACAATGACGGTCGTCGGCGCGAACCCGACGATCTCGGGCGCTTCGTACCAAGATACGAATGCTACTACGATCGCGATAACCGGAAACAACCAAAAGATCATTGAAGCGCAGTCCACGGTTCAGTTCAGCTTTACGACGTTAACGGCTCTGAAATATGCGACACTCGTCGAGATCAAAGTCACAGTCAACGGTGTGACACAGACGCTGGCACTTTCCGGATCCTCTCAGAGCAACAAGACGATAAACTTTGGAACGATCAACTCATCGTCAAATCTTAACGCGACTGTCGTTCTTAAGGACTCAAGAGGTAATACAACCACTCAGAGCATCGCAATCACGATGCTCGAATGGAAGCTCCCGACAGCTGTTATCAGCTGTCAGAGAAAGTATAACTACTACTCCGAGACGTATCTGACGGTCAACAGCACGTACTCAAGCCTCGACAGTCACAACACGCTGACCATTCAGTATAGATACAAGGAAACTACCGCAGGCTCTTACGGATCCTGGGTGACAGCTGCGGACGGAGTCCGACAGACACTCACTCTGGATAACACAAAAGAGTGGAACGTTCAGGTAAAGCTTACGGACGTCATAGGAACTACTACATACAACCTGAAGGTCATGATCGGAATCCCGATCATGTTCATTGACAGGATGAGAAGATCCGTGAGCGTTAACGGCTTCCCGAACGAAAACAACCAGTTCCTCGCTGACCGCAGGATCTCACTTAAGGATCTTAACCAGAACATCGTCGCGGATATCTGGTCATTTACTGACGGAACGCACAACGGCGCCTCGCTCTATCTCCGCAAAGGCGAAGATCAGACGATCCTCGTCTATGTAAGAGGTGAGAAAGAAGGCGGAAGGATCCAGCTGCGAGGTGTGGACGGCAGCACGAGAGCGCAGCTCTATTCCTACAACGGAGAGGGCCATCTCTGGCTCGCGAATCCGTCGAAAACCTATATAGCAGGAATGTGGTCAGGTTCAGCCGGCGGAGAGCTGGAGCTCAAGAATAATGCCGGGAACCAGACTGTCAGAGCAGGCAACAACAGCTACAACAGCGGATTCGTCAACGTCAAAGACAGCGACGGAAACACAAGAGCTGAGATGTTCGCAGGAAGCGCGGGAGACGGTACCGTAAACGCTTATGACGCAAGCGGCAACGTCACGATCAACCTTTCCGGACAGAACGGAATAGGTAAGTTCAAGAAGGTTAAGGCATCCGAACAGGTGCAGGACCTTTACACGGGAACCTTAAGCAGCGGAAGTACAACATTCAACTATGGCGATTACAACATGTATATCGTAGCAGCTCACGTACACTCCGGAGGATCCTTAATAACAATGACCATTCCGAAGGCTCTGATAACCACATCGGATCAGAACTTCTGCATATCAGACGAGACGGACTATATCGTGTTCAAACTGAAGTATTCAGGAACCACGGCAACCCTCACAATGGGAAACAAGTCGTCAGACGGCTGGGTATGTAACGTTTATGGAGTTTATTAAATATAAGGAGGAAAACAATGCAAACGATTAACCTGAACCTTGTTCCGGGCAAGGTAAAACCGGTCGTACACTCATCACAGTACGATAAAGGCAGGACATTCCGCTGCTATCTGTTTGACGGAAGTACGAACTACACGCTTGACGGTACCGAGACCATCACGATCGAAGGCCAGAAGAGCGACAGTCACATCTTCCTCTACAGCGTAACGAACACACATAGCAATTATGTAGATGTTGCGACCACGGAACAGATGACGGCGATCTCCGGCCTTGTTGACTGCGAGCTGAGGATCAAGAAGGGCGACACCGACATCGGTACGGCTAACTTCTGGCTTGAAGTTGAGAAAGCCTCAACAGAGAACGGAACCATGTCCGAGTCTGACATCTCACTTCTCCGCGAGGTGGAAGACAGCACGGAAGCTGCGGCAACTGCAGCAGGAACATCAGCTGGAGAGGCTTCTGCTTCTGCAGAATCTGCAGCTGCTTCGGCATTGTCTGCAGCTGAGTCAGCTGAACAGGCCGGCGCCTGGGCTGCATCAACAGCCAAGAAGCTGATCTTGTGGCGAGATCCGACAGACAACGGACTTAACTGGACTTATGATCCTGATTTACCTGATTAAACAATAGGAGGAAAAACAAAATGGCATCAGAAACAGGAAATTTCCCACGCGACACTTCCATCATGGAGATCGCTTCCCAGCTCGTACATCAGAACACCATCCTTGAGCGTATGGCTATTGCTCAGGGTGCGGAGCTTCCGGATGTAGACTGGAACCAGATCGCAGAGATCGTCAGAGGCGGCGACGCTCCTCGTGACTTTACCATCGGCGACCAGATCGTTGATTCCTGGACAGCAGCAAACAATGTTAAGTACGCTTTCCCTTGGGATATCGTAGCCTTCGGCGAGTTTGAAAAGCATGACGGCACCATCGTACCGGGCATGGTACTTCAGGCTCACTACAGTGATCCTATCGGTATGCCGTTCTCGGGCTATCCGGCACTTCTGCATTGTCCTTCAGGACTTGCTGCAGGCACTTACCACTTCAAGTGTTCCGCTAACTGGGGAAACATCTCAGGCAATACTGACTATCAGTTCACACTTACTCAGGACGTTCCGAACAACGGTCTCGTATGTGCACCTAATAACTGGCCTGACGTAGCAGTTGCAAACTGGAAGATCACGACCTATGCAAGCAACACAGCTGCTACAGCAATAGAGCAGGTCGCTCTGACAGCAGGAAACGGCGGAACGGACCTCGGTACGTTCACACCCGGATATTCCTCCGCGACAATGAACGGATATCAGGCTGCAGCATACGGCTATAACAGATGGTCAAAGTCAGCCATAAGACAGTGGCTCAACTCCGATGCAGCTGCAGGCGCCTGGTGGCATCCTCAGACCGTCTGGGACAGAGCTCCTTCCAAGGCTGCCACCGAAAGAGGCTTCCTTGCAGGCTTCTCAGACGACTTCAAGCATGTTCTTCACGAGACAAAGATCAAGACAGCTCTGAACACCTCTGACAAGACAAAGGAA